CAATATTCTGTTGATTCCTAAATCTCCGGATGAGCTGGCTAGTATTTACCGCATGAGTAACTGGGAAACTCTTGAGGGTATGCCCCAGTTTGTAACTCGGTTGATTAAACCTGAAGTCGTTCTAGTACCAGTACCATATGAGATTGATGATGAAGCCCTAACGCTTCGCGTAGCGCTTGCCCCCACTAGAGATTCTCAAGAGATTGACTCGGAGATTTATGAGCAGTGGGCTGAAATTATTGCTCGCGGTGCTCGTGCCCGTATCTATAACCATCCTAAGCAGCCTTATTTTGACCGAGCTGCTGCGGCGGAAGAGGCTCGTATGTTCCGTGTAGGTATTAACGAAGCCCGTATCCAAGTGGCTAAGGGTCTGTCGCGTGATTCTGTCCAAGTTGAATTCCAGAGGCTGTTATGAGTAGCGTAATCAAACTAGTTCAGGGCGATAATCTTCCAGAGATTACGCTTACCCTTACTGATCAGTCGGATGACACCCCACTGGATCTTTCTGCGTCTACGACTACTGTGGTCGTGAAGCTGCGTGCATTGGGCGGTACAGACGTATTGTCTACGCTTGATTGCTGGAAACCGACCGGCGGTGCTGATGGGGTAGTCCGGTTCTACTTCCCTGCTTCTACGTTGGACATCCCGGCAGGATCATATCAGGGTGAAATTGAGATCAGCTTTAATGGTCAAATTCTGACTGTGTTTGACCTTCTTCAGTTTGCTCTACGCGCTGAGTTCTAAATGACCATCTATGTCCCGCACTCCAAGATTGTTATAGCTGGACTGGATTATGTACAGCCGGTGGCGGCTGCGTCGTACCTGCAGATTAACATTGTTGCTGAAGTTACAATGCCGGACGTATTGTCCGTAGATGTTATTACTCCTGCTGATGACCTTGTGCTTGCGTTCAGCAAGAAGCTGGTAGATACCTCAGCATTATCGGATTTAGCTGTTAAAACGCTTTCAAAACCCAGAGCAGATACTGCAACTATGGCCGATGCTGTAGCGCACAAAAGTTTTGGTAAAAAGTTGGCAGATAGTGCAAGTGGATCAGACGTTCTCCACTATGCACTTGCGAAACTACTTAAAGACACAGCTACGCCAGTAGAAGCCAAAGTCATTTCCTTTAGTAAGACTCTTGCTGATATTTATACCGGATTCACAGAAAAAGTAACTGTTGCGGCGCACAAAGGTTTGTCAGATTCAGTGACTATGGAAGATGACGTAGACATTGACTATTGGCTTGAGAAATTGCTGGCTGATACGCAGAGTGCTGCGGACGCATACACCTTTGATTTTGTAAAAGCCCCCATACTAGATTTGGCAAGTGTCTCTGATCTGACTACATTAGAACCAATAAAAAACCTTGCAGATCAAGTAGATACACCAGTTGAAGTAGTTACGTTTGCCTTTACAAAGGCATTAGCTGACTCTGTCACTATGGAAGATGCAGCTGCTGCATTTAAAATATACATACGAGAGTACGCAGATAGTTTTTCTGTACCCGATGCTACGGTTCTTGAAGAAGATTTACCTAAGGATGAATCGGCTTCAGCTACAGATATATACGCACATGTTGTCACCAAAGGGTTAACTGAAGAGACTATCCTGATTGACAATATGGACGGAGATATCCAGTACGCCTTTATTAAGGTAATTGGAGAGTTGCTGACTTCTGGAGATAGCAAAGCCATTGATTTTGCTTCAAATAAGTCAGATAATGTGGTAAGTTCTGATGGTGGTGTGTTAGCGATGCAGGATTACTGTGACATAACATACTTCGCTGAGGATTACGTGGGAATCTCCCGCACTTTTTAACAGGAGTTTAGTATGAACACTCAAGACCAACTTAAGGCTTCTGGTGCGCTTCGCGTAGTCCTGACTGGCCCTAACGGTGAAATCAAAGAAGAGCACGAGTTTAAAAACCTCGTGGTTACTGTCGGTAAAAACTTTGTCGCTTCGCGCATGGTTGGTACGGCATCTAACGTTATGAGTAACATGGCGATTGGTTCGAGCAGCACTGCACCTGCAGCTGGTGATACTGCTCTTGGCGGCGAGCTCGGTCGAGTTTCGTTGGCTTCGTCTGGCGCTTCTGCTAACGTAGTTACCTACACGGCTACCTTCCCGGCCGGTACCGGTACTGGCGCTGTTGTTGAGGCTGGCATTTTTAATGCTGCTTCTGCCGGTACGATGCTGTGCCGCACGACTTTCGCAGTTGTGAACAAGGGTGCTGACGACGCGATGAGCGTCACTTGGACTGTTACTATCTCGTAAGTTAGGGGGATGCGGGGATGACTACCATCACGCTACGCTCGGTTAAAGGCTCTCCGCTCACTAACAATGAGGTGGATAGTAACTTTTCCAATTTAAATAGTGCTAAATACGAGTCCGGTGCAAGTCCGGACTTCGTAGATACTCTTACTGACAAACTGAGTTTTGATACTGCAGCCGCTGCTACAGCAGGGGTTGGCGAAATGGCTTGGGACGATGGTAATGGTACTGCTGGCATAGGGCTTAAGGGCGGTAACGTAACGCTGCAAGTCGGACAAGAATTAGTTGCTAGAGTTTATAATGATTCTGGAGCAGCTCTTTCAGATGGTCAGATTGTTTATATTTCCGGAGCTCAAGGTAATCGAATTGCTGTGAAGCTGGCAAAGGCAGATAGTGAAACTACTTCTGCAGGTACTCTTGGTATGGTTACCGAGGCTATCGCTTCTGGTGCAGAAGGCTTTATTACCCTGATGGGTACTGTAAACAAGCTAAATACGAATGGACTTACTGCTGGTTCTTTATTGTATTTGTCTGCTGCTACTGCAGGTGCTTATACGGCCACTCCACCAACTGCGCCAAATCATCGGGTCACGATTGGCTACGTTGAGCGTGTTGATAATATTGTTGGGTCAGTTTACGTCAAAGTAGACAACGGATACGAGCTTGATGAACTGCATAATGTCCTAATTACAAGTGCAGCTTCTGGTAACACTCTGATTTATGATGCTGTTGCTGGGGTTTGGAAGAATGCTAATCTGACTGACGGTACTGGTATCAGTGTTACTGAAGGTGCTGGTAGCATCACGATTGCAAATACTGGCGTTACTTCGCTTACTGGCACGGCTAATGAAGTAGATGTTTCTGCTTCTACCGGAGCTGTTACTGTTTCTTTGCCAGCCACTATCAATGCCGACACTACCGGCAATGCTGCTACCGCAACTTCTGCTGGCAAATGGACAACCGCACGCACGTTATCCTTTACTGGTGACGCCACAGGCTCAGGCTCTGTTGACGGTTCTACCAATGTGGCAACCGCACTTACGCTTGCGAATACCACTGTTACCGCTGGTTCTTATACCAATGCTTCGGTTACTGTCGATTCAAAGGGTCGCGTCACGGCTGCTTCTAGTGGTACTGCTCCGGTTACTTCTGTTACTGGCACAAGCCCTGTCGCATCGTCTGGTGGTACTACCCCAGCAATTAGTTTGGCTGCAAACTATGGCGACACACAAAACCCATATGCGAGCAAAACCGCCAATTACTTCCTTGCTGCACCTAATGGTTCCGCTGGGGCTCCTACGTTCCGAGCTATTGTTGCCGCTGATATTCCGACGTTGAATCAAAACACGACTGGTAGCGCCGCTAAGTGGACAACCGCACGCACGCTTTCTTTTACAGGCGATGCAACCGGGTCTGGCTCTGTTGATGGTTCTGCAGATGTTGCCACAGGTTTAACGCTTGCTACAGTAAACGCGAATACAGGCTCTTTTGGGTCTTCCTCAGCAGTTCCTGTTATTACTGTAGATGGTAAAGGGCGAATAACTGCAGTTTCTACTGCTAGTATCACTAGCGGACTATCTGTCACTGATGATACAGCTACGGCGACATCGGTTTACCCTGCTTGGACTGCGAGCACTTCAGGAACTATTTCCGGAATTAAAGTTTCCAGCACTAAGTTGTCGCTTGTTCCGTCTACTGGCACGCTTACATCTGCAGGTAATTTTGTCGCAAACTCAGATGAACGTCTTAAAACAAATTGGCGTCCAGTGCGAGAAGACTTTATCTATTGTCTTGCAGACCTTAAATCAGGTATTTATGATCGCGTAGATAACGGTTTGGTTCAGGCTGGTGTATCTGCGCAATCACTTAAAAAAATGCTACCAGAAGCCGTAGAAACCGGTGGTGATGGTGTTCTTTCAGTTGCTTATGGCAATGCTGCACTTGTTGCGGCTGTAGAGTTGGCTAAAGAAGTTGTTGCGCTCCGGGCTGAACTCGATGCGCTTAAGGAGAAAGTAAATGGGAATTAAGTTTGCAAACAATGCTTCAGCTCCTCTAGCTAGTGCAATATCGTCTTCAAGTACAGCAATTATCTTGACTGCAGGGCGAGGGGCAGCTTTTCCTACTCTAGGTGCCGATGACTATTTCTACGCTACTCTAATCAACCCATCAAATCAGCTAGAAATTGTTAAGTGTACTGCGCGTACGGGCGACACGCTTACTGTTGTTCGTGGGCAAGACGGTACTGCTGCTCGTGCGTATTCGGCAGGGGATAAGCTAGAACTTCGTATTACTGCTGCAGGCATGGATGCTAAATTAGATTTAGCTGGCGGGGAGATTTCAAATTCTGGTACCCCTTTGTCGGTAAATAGCACAGACAGTACTGTATATAAAGCTAAGTTCAAAGATAATGGCACTACCCGTGGGTTTTTAGGAGCATCTAGCGCCAAGGCACTGTCTGTAGGCAATTCTACGGGTACCGAAGTAGTTTACGCCGATCAGTCTGGTAATTTCTACGCTACTGGTAATGTTGTTGCTACTTCTGATATGCGGTTCAAAGACGCTGTAGAAACACTGACGAATGCATTAGCTACAGTGAAAGCACTACGCGGGACTTCCTTTTTGAAGAACGGTAAGCCTGATATTGGATTTATTGCGCAGGAAGTTAACGAGGTAGTACCATGTCTTGTGTACTCAGATGAAGATGGCTATTTATCAGTAGCTTATGCTAACATTACTGCGTTGCTTGTTGAGGCAGTTAAAGAACTTTCTGCTCGTGTAGAGCAACTTGAATCTAAGGAGTAAGGCATGACTACCACTCTTACCGCTGCCGGGATTACGTTTAACGACGCTACGTCACAGACGACCACTGGTGTTGAGATACCAACAGGAACGCTGATGCTATTCCAGCAAACTTCCGCACCTACCGGCTGGACAAAGCAGACCACGCATGACAACAAAGCATTGCGTGTTGTTTCTGGAACCGCATCAAGCGGTGGTACATCGGCATTTACGACTGTGTTCGCAAACCAGACACCAACCATCAACACAAGCGGCCTGAGCGCTGGCGCAACAACGCTATCAACGACACAAATCCCTAGTCATACCCATAGTTATACAGGCAGTAATTATAATGCTGCCGGTGATGGCAATCCGGGGGGGACCGCAAGCACTGCTGCAGGTGGAACAACAGGCGCAGCAGGCGGCGGCGGCTCTCACTCCCACAGCATGTCTGGTTCGGCAACGTCTAGCGCCATTACCCTGAACGTCCAGTACGTTGACCTCATCATTGCGAGCAAAAACTAATGGCACGTCACGAACCCAAGGCTAACTGCCCGCTCAACAGCTTCAAGCCGTGCAAAGAGTTTGACTGCGCGTGGTACATGAAGATTCGCGGCACCAATCCAAATACCGGCGCGGAAGTCGATGAGCACGGCTGCGCGATGGCGTGGATGCCCATGCTGATGATTGAGAATAGCCAGCAACAAAGGCAGACCGGGGCGGCCGTTGAGTCGTTCCGCAACGAGATGGTAAAAGCTAACGAGCAATCTCAACAAGTCTTGCTGGCAACAGCCCAGCAAGTAAACCCTAACCTTCGTGTAATTGAGGTGAAATGATGCGTCTCACAATTATCCCCAGCGATGGCTTCGTCAATGTCGATGGCGACCCGAAATTCCAACCGCTCGACCTTTCCGGCTGCGGCATCCCGGCCGATGTTCATGCACTGCAATGGTACGACACCCGTGGCTGGATCGAGTTTAGTGACGACGACGACCCCTTTACGCCGAAGCCTCCGAACGAAGACATCACCGAGCTCCCGGCATGGGCGAACGCCTGCGTGCAGGTCTGGGAACAATGGACGCCACCGCCTGCGCCAGAACCAGAGCCAGAAACCCCGGTAGTTTAAGGAGTAGATCATGATCGGACGTTTACTTGCTATTATGTTCCTTAGCCGCGAGCTGGCTCATAGAATGCACCTAAAGACTGGTAGTTATGCTGAACACGTAGCACTTGGTAGTTTTTATACCGAGATTATTGGTTTGGCTGACAGTATTGCCGAGATGTATCAAGGACGAAATGGGGTTATTAAGGAAATCCCTCTCCTCGAAGACGAGGATGATATGGACGACCCTGTAGAAGTTCTTACGCGTCATCTTGATTGGCTAGAAAAGATTCGCTATACTGCAGTTGAGAAGTCCGAGACAGCGATCCAAAACGAAATTGATACGGTCGTTGGTCTGTATCTGTCCACGCTTTATAAGCTGAAACGCCTGAAGTGAGTATGCTATGAGTGACATTGATCCAGTGCACTATGGGCAGCTGACAGCCAAGGTTGAACACTTGGAACAAACTGTCTCTGCTATGAACAAAGACATCAAGGCTCTTTTAGAGCTGGCCAATAAGTCCAAAGGTGGGCTCTGGGTCGGTATGTCACTTGCATCTTTCTTTGGCGGTTTTGTGACATTTGTATTAACTACTGTTTTTGGTAAGCACTGATGGACCCGATTACCATACTGGCGGCTCTAGGCCCCCTAGCAATCGATGCAGGTAAGGCGCTCATACAGAAGTTTCTAGCTCCGGATGAGTTTAAGCCGACCAACATTGACCAGTATGTTCAGATGCGAGAACTGGATCTTCGCTTATTTGAGGCGATGAACAACGCTGGTGGTACGAATCAGAGCTATCTGTGGGTTGAGGCTATAGTTCGTTTAATGCGGCCAGTGGCAGCTATTATTGTTATGGGTACTTGGGCTTGGACTTCTATTACGGGCGACGCCACCCCCGCTATTGACAATTTTGCTTCGGCTATTGGGTTCTATTTGTTTGGCGACCGCACTTTGTTCTACTCACGCAAGGCTTTGGTGAAATGATCACTACCGAACTGTTGGTGAAGTGTAAGATTTGCGACCAAGGAGCTGCACAGAAGTGGGCTCCATACCTTCAAGCCGCAGCAGAAAAGTTTCATATTGACACACCAGAGCGTGTTGCCGGGTGGTTAGCTCAGTGTGCTCACGAGTCTAATAACTTCCGCGATCTCTCAGAGAACATGAACTACTCAGCGGATGGGCTTTTAAAGACTTTCCCTAAGTATTTCAATAAGTTAGATGTTGCTCTATACGCCCGTAAACCTGAAAAGATCGCCAATAAAGTATATGCTGACCGCATGGGTAATGGCCCAGAATCGTCTGGTGACGGTTGGAAGTATCGTGGCCGTGGGCTTATCGGACTGACTGGCAAAACAAACTATCGCATGTTTGGTAAAGATGTAGGACAAGAAGATGAGGTACTAAGTGATCCAGACAAGCTGGTACTTCCAAAATATGCCACTCTTTCTGCCGGTTGGTTCTGGGCCATGAATGGCCTTAATCAGCTTGCTGATGCTAAAGATATTGTAGGTATGTCTAAAAGGGTAAACGGTGGAACTATAGGGCTAGACCACCGTAAGCAGCTATATACCCAAATTTGTAAAGCCCTGTCAATCTAGGAGTTAATAATGGCATTTACTATTGAAGACCTCAAGAAATTACCAAAAGCACAGCGCGTGGCCGGTAATCTTGTTATTGGGTCTCTTGCGGATCGTATCGTAGTTGCATCTACGGTCGATGGCGTATTTGGTCTAACCGACGCTGGCCGCAAATATCTCGATGAGCTTAACGGGGTTGCGGATGAGGATACTGAGGAAGTTGTTACCGCGCCTAAAAGAGCCGGTCGCCCTAAGAAACAACCGCAAGTCCTTGACGAAACACCTGAAGTTGTAGTACAAGATACTACTTCGGTGGAGTAATTTATAGGGGGTAGGACATGGCTTTTATTAAGCTGCAGGGCTTTTCGGGTATTTCCCCGAGGACTGGTCCTACCCTTCTTCAAAATAACCAAGCTCAAGTTGCTACGAATGTCCGGTTGCAGTCCGGAGAACTACGTTCGTGGAAAGACCCTGTCTGGAAATACAGCCCCACGACTGAACTTGTAAGAACAATTTACCAGTTAATTGGTCCAGAGGGTGATGAGTATTGGCTGACTTGGCAGGACGAAGTTGATATTGCTGAGAGCCCTATCTTTGATGTAGATGATGCTCGTATTTATTACACCGGCAACGGTGTGCCCAAAAAGACAAACAGCAATCTTGCCACAACCAATGGTACTGGTGTAGACCCATACCCTAACAATTGGCTTCACATGGGGGTTCCTGCCCCCACAGGTGCTCCTACTCTGGTATTAAAGCAGCCCCTTAAGTCTATTGTTGTCACAAATCAAGGTTCTGGGTATACATCAGCTCCTCCTGTTAGTTTTTCTGGCGGCGGTGGATCTGGAGCTGTGGCTACTGCTAGACTTGACGCAACGGTATCCAAGATTTCAGTCCTAAGCGGGGGTTCCGGGTACACTCAACCTCCGATCATTACGGCAGTAAGCGCTGAAGGCGCTGGTATGACTGCGACAGCATCCATTATTGGTGGGGTTAAGTCGATTACGATTAATTCTGGCGGTACTGGGTATACGTCTGCTCCTACAGTTGAGATTGTTGGTGACGGTGCTGGCGCTACTGCTACATGTACCATTAGTAGTGGGGCAGTTAATACGATCACAATAACCAACCAAGGCGCTGGATATACTGTTCCTCCGCAAGTTCGATTTACAGGCGGCGGCGGTAGCTATGCAGCTGGTACTGCAGTACTTAATGCTTCGCTGACTGGTATTGTTGTTAATACTGGCGGTAGTGGTTTTACTGATGTACCAACGATTGAGATTCAGCCAGTAGATGGTGTGGTTACTACTACAGCTACTGCACAGGCGTTTATTACAGGGCATGTAGCTACAATTACGCTAGATAATCCGGGGACTAATTATTCTAGTACGCCATCAGTCATCATTGGCGGTGACGGTGTTGATGCAGCAGCCGAGGCCTCCTTCGCTCCGGCAGAATCGCGAGCATATGTCTACACATATATCAACGAGTTCGGAGCTGTAGAAGAAGAGTCTGCTCCAAGTCCAGCTACGGTGTTAGAAAATGTGTCCACATCTGGTGCTTCGGTAACTGTATCAGGATTTTCTACAGCACCAACTACAAACTACAACATTACCAAACGGCGCATCTATCGTTCCGTTGCAGGTGCCTCAAGCACAGTTTATCTGTTCGTGGCAGAAATCCCACTTGCCACATCCAGTTATGTGGATACTAAAGAAGTAGAAGATTTAGGGCAGGCACTCCCTTCCCTATATTGGACACCTCCGCCCGACGATCTACAAGGTATTGTAGGTTTACCAAACGGATTCCTCGCCGGGTTCCGTGAAAATGAAGTATGGTTTTCTGAACCGTTCCACCCACACGCATGGCCTGAGTCTTATGTCATTACGACAGAAACCCCTGTTGTCGGACTCGGTGTATTTGAAACGACTTTAGTTATTACAACCAAGCGTAACCCCTACACGGCGTCTGGCGGTCATCCTGCAGTTATGACCCAGACCAAGCTGCCAATGGTTCAACCTTGTGTGGCGCGTCGATCTATTGCCTCTGATCAGTATGGCGTAGTTTACGCGTCCCCTAATGGGCTGGTCTGTATTGGTCCGGGTATGCAGGACGTTCTTACTCAGCAGCTCTACACTCGAGAGGAGTGGCAAGCACTAGCCCCAAGCACTATGCTTGGTATGATGTACAACAACATGTATATCGGGTTCCACTCGTCATCAGAAATTTTGTCTGGTATTGTTGTTCTGCGTGGTGATAACCCCCCGCTTTGTGAGATTCTATTTGATGCTCGTGCCGTGTATGTTGAACGCGAGACTGGTAATATTTACGGGCTGTCTGACTTTGACAACAAGATTTACCAGCTGGACGCTGACCCGATCAATAACACAATCTACGAGTGGAAATCTAAGAAGTTTGTCCTGCCTAGCCCTACCAATTTTGGCGCTGTGAAGGTACAAGCTGATTACGGATATATGGAAGACATCGAGGCTTATAACGCTCTTGTAGCTTCTATTATCGCTGCTAACGAGGCTTTGTTTGCTGAGGTCGGCGGTAGCCCTCTGGCTACTCTAAACGATATCCCGCTGAACGATGGTTGGTCTCTGAACGGCAGTATCCTAGGTGATATTCCTCCATATGGAGAAACTCGTACAGTTAATCTGGCGTTCTATGCTGATGGCGATTTGGTCTATAATACAAACGTTACTTCGCAAGAGCCTATTCGCCTGCCAGCCGGATTTAAATCTTATGTTTGGGAAATCGTTGTGTCTGGTAATACCCCTGTTCGCTCGGTTGCCATGGCGTCTTCGATTTCTGAACTTCGTGAGGTTAGCGGCTAATGGCTATCCCAATAAAAAAGCCGGGTATACCATCTATATATACCCAAGACCTCCAGCTGGCGGCTGCTTTGACCGCCATGAAGGAAAATATTGAGACCATTACTGGCGCTCGCCCTAAGACTTCGCCTATTACTCAGCTTGCAAGTACAGCGGATTTAAGCGCAGTTATCGGTAAGATTAACGAAGTTATTGCACGTATTAACTATACGGGTGAATGATGAAACAGGTTATCTACGGCCAAGATGAGCGTGTAGCTAAGTGGGTTGGTGACCAGATTGATGAGGTTTACCTTCCCGGTTCTGCTGCTATCGGTTTAGAAGAAAACGGTGAATTAATAGCTGGTGTGGTTTTTGACCACTATACTGGACCATCTATTTCAATGCATGTGGCTGCAACTGGTAAGCGTTGGATGACAAAAGATTTCCTATGGCGTTGTTTTGCTTATCCTTTTATTCAGCTACAATGTAACCGTATTACCGGCCTTGTGCGGGTTGATAATCTAGCTGCTCAGAAGTTTGATGAGCATCTGGGCTTTGTAAAAGAAGGGCTGCTTAGGAAGGCAGCAAAAGATGGTACAGATTATATTGTTTATGGCATGCTCCGCGAGGAATGCCGTTGGTTGGAGATACGAACATGAGTAAATCAACAGGCGGCGGAGCCCCAAGTCCAGATCCAAATATTGGTATCGCCCAACGTGAGATGTCTAAGCTCGCCAAGGAGCAGTACGAGTATTTCAAGTTTAATATCTGGCCTGCGATGCAAAAAGAGTCTGAGCGCCAGACTGAGATGGGTATTAAGGTTCAAGAACAGCAGTTAAAAACTGGTGAGAAACAACTGAGCCTAGCCGAGCAGTATGAGCAACGTATGAAGAGCAAGTTCTACCCGCTCCAAGATCAGCTCCTGCAAGAAGCCCGTCAGTATAGCGCCGAAGGTGAACAGCAGCGTCAAGCTGCTCTTGCTGTTGGTGATGTTCGTGACCAGTTTGCTAATGCTCGTAACCAGACAGCAATGCAGCTGGCCTCGTATGGGATCAACCCGACTTCTGGCCGTTTCGCTGGTATGCAGAATGCCAATCAGGTCATGGAGGCAGCAACTGGTGCTGCCGCTGCTACTAAGGCTCGCTCTGCTGCTGAACAGCTTGGCTGGGCTAAACGCATGGACGTTCAAGGTCTAGGCCAAGGCCTAGCAGGTAATCAAGCATCGTCTGTTGGTCTTGGGCTCAATGCAGGTACTTCTGGACTTGCCGCTGGTAACACCGGCCTTAATGCTTACGGCGCACTTGGCCAGTCTGTGAATCAAGGTATTGGTGGTGCAATGCAAGGTTGGCAGGGTGTGGGTAATCTCGGTGTTCAGAGCTACAACACTCAAGTTAACGCTTGGGGTCAACAACAGCAGGCTAATGCAGCTAACAATGCTGCTATGGGGTCTACGATTGGATCACTCGTCGGGGCCGGTGCTTTTGCGCTGGGTGGGCAAGGGGCTCTTGCAACTAAACTCTTTGGGAAATAATCATGGCTAACTGGCAAGCAGGCGCTGCTTTCTCTAACTCATTCCTGAATACTATTCAGGGCTTAACTGCACTTCAAAATGCCCAGATGCAAAACGCTCGTCTGCAACAGCAGATGCAGCGAGAGCAAGAGTATGAGAATGTAGTTTCAGAAGAGACCAAGAAAGCCAAAGGTCTTGATATAAGTCAAGCTATCGGTCAAGGGCTAAACTTCCAAGACGTGCAAAATGCTGAAGGCGGTACTATTACTGCCCAGCAACAACGCGAAGCCCTGCAAGGTGCTCTCCAAAACCCGAACCTGACCAACGAAGAGCGTACTGCTGTTATGCAGGGTTACGCTGGTAGCGATCTGGCTATGCCCAAAGAAAAGGGTGGTCTTGATCTGGCTGGCCTGAAGGCGTATCAATCTGCTGGTGGCGAAACCAAGTTTAACCAGCTCGGTCGTGAAGCTCTGGGTTCTGATGTCAATCGATCAGTCCGTCAGCGCATGCTAGAAACCGGCAACATCTACGGTCAAGAACAAGCCCTGCGTATGGGTAAGCTGACTCGTGAGGATGAGAAAGAATACAAGTTAGAACAGTTATACTCAAACGTGGCTAAAGCGGAACAACTGCTTGATGGAAAAGATGTATCGGCGGCTATGCAGCACATTAGCCCAATGGTGGCATCTACTACTGGGCATAGCATCAACTATGTGACTAAACCCAATGGTAAACAAGTCATTGAAGTAGCTGACAAAAAAGGGAAGGTGTTAGAGTCGTTTCCAGCGACTATGGATGAGATACGCAATCGAGTATCTCCGCTTGTCGGGGATTATATTGTCAAGGAACGGTCTAAATTTGACTCTGATTTTGCACTCAAAGCCCGTGATGTAGAAAGCAAAGCCGGATATTACGAGGCTAACAAAAAATACATTGAGAAGAAGACAGCAGAAGGTACTGGTATTGGCGGTGCAGGTGGCATCAAAGGTTTCCAACAGAAAGTCAATGATTATTCCACAATGCTATTTAAGTCGGGTCAAACAAACCCTAAGACTGGTAAGCCGTTCACTGAAGCCGAAGCTAAACAGCACACTATGGCGGTCATGCTTAAAGACACTGGCCTTGTCGGTACAGATACTGGTGGCAGCGCAGTTAAATCGCTTGGCGAAGGGCTTGTCCAAGTTGGTCGTCAGGTATACCAGCAAGATCCGAAGTCTGGCGAGTGGGTACCTGCTAAGGGTCTTCCGGGTTCTGGCCCAGATAAGTATGCCGCTGTCCTCGGCGGTAAGGATATTGATACGTCACGTCCGGGTACGGCTCCGGCCGCTGCTCCGGCTGCTGCTCCGCAACAAGCTCTTCCTGCCAGACCTGATCTTAGCAAGTGGACTATGAAGCCTGCCGGTAAGACTATGTGGAACGAGACAGAT